TTTCCACACCACCAAGGAGGCGACCCCATGCCTCGGAAGCCTCTGCGTGTCGTCACCCCTGACGAGGTGCCACCTGCGCGAGCTGTTGCGCTGACGGTCGCGCAGGCTGCGGAGTCGGGTGACCACAAGGGTCTGCTGGTGGCGATGCGTGAGCGGATTGCGACGGCGGTGTCGGCTTCGGACTGTCCTCCGCGTGACCTCTCGTCGTTGACTCGTCGGTTGCAGGATATTTCGAAGGAGCTCGCCGCGATTGCTCATGCGGAGAAGGCGGAGGCGGATCGTGGCGGCCCGACTGAGGACGAAGCCTTCGACGCGTCGGCTATCTGAGGTTGCTCGTCATGTCGTGATCCCTGAGGGGATCGTGTCGACGGGGTGGCCGGGTGTTGAGGCGAAGTGCCGTGAGTGGGGTGACGAGTTTGACCGTTGGCAGGCTGACCTTGGCCGGGTCATTCTGGGTAAGCGTTTGGATGGTCTGTATGCCGCGACGGTTGGTGGGGTGTCGCTGTCTATCCCGCGTCAGGTTGCTAAGACGTTCCTGGTCGGGCGGATTGTCTTCGCGCTGTGCGTCCTGTTCCCTGGTCTGAAGGTGTTGTGGACGGCGCATCACACGGCGACGTTGGGGAACACGTACCGCGCACTGTCAGGGTTCTCGCGGCGCCCGTCTGTCAGCCCGTACATTCATGCCCGCCGGCGCGGTTCGGGCAAGGAAGCTATCGAGTTCGCGAACGGTTCGGTGATCTACTTCGGCGCCCGGTCGCAGGGTTTCGGGCGTGGGTTTGAAGAGGTTGACGTCGAGGTGTTCGACGAGGCGCAGATCCTTGATGCGAAGGCGCTTGAGGATATGGTTGCGGCGACGAACCAGACCCGGCACCCGCATGGTGCGCTGCTGTTTTACATGGGCACACCGCCGCGCCCCACTGACCCTGGCGAGGAGTTCGAGGATCGTCGGCGGAAGGCTTTGGTGCTGGCTGCCGGCAAGCTGGGTGTTGTTGAGGGCGGAGAGGCTGTCTACGTCGAGTGTTCGGCTGACCCGAACACTGGGCTAAAGGGCGGCCCGAGCCTGGATAGCATCCAACAGTTGCGCAAAGCGAACGCGTCCTATCCTCACCGGACGCCGCCGGCGTCAGTGAAGCGGTTGCGGGCGAACCTGAAGTCGGATGATTCGTGGCGTCATGAGGGCCTTGGTATCTGGGACGACATGGGCGCACGTGACCAGGTGATCTCGCCCGAGTTCGTGGCGTCTTGCCTTGACGTGAAGTCGAAGATCGTCTCCGCGCCGATCTTCGCTTTGGATGTTTCGCCGGCTCATTCGTGGGCTGCGATCGCCGTCGCGGGGATGCGCGCTGACGGATTGCCGCACATCGAGATAACGATGACCAAACGGCTGAACGGCATTGTCGACCACCGGCCGGGTACGGACTGGGTTGTGCCGCGGATGGTGGCATTGGCTGAGCGTTGGCCGAACATGAAGGTCGCGATCGCGTCCGGGTCGGCTGCCGAGTCCCTGGTCCCTGCGTTGGTTGCGGCCGGTGTCGAGCTGATCTTCGTCAAGGGCAACGACGTAGCTGCCGCGTGCGGCCTGTTCTTCGACCTGTTCACAACCAAGGGCTTGCGCCACTTAGGGCAACTGGCACTCACTGGCGCGCTTTTGACGGCCCGCAAGGCTGTCGAGGACGGTGAGGGTGCGTGGCGTTGGGGCCGCAGACGGTCCTCCGCGGACATCACCGCGCTCTATGCCGCGACCCTCGCCCTCTGGGTCGCGACCCAGTCCGAGCCTGAGGTGTCAATGTTCAGCTTCGCTGCCCTTGACGTGTGCGATGGCTGCGGCAAAGAGCCGCACGAGGACCCCGACGGGGAACACAACTACCTATGCAAGAACTGCCGAGATGAGGAGGGCCAGTGAAGATCAGCCTCCCGAAGATCAAGCTTCCCAAGATCAACATGCCGAAGATGGCGACTGTTTCCCACCTGCTCATCATCGCCGCACTGGTCGTGTTCACGGGTTTCGGTGCCACGTTTGGGCTGCGTTGGGGGCTGCTGGCTGCGGTCCCTGGCCTGGTGCTGCTCGGTGTTGCGGTGGGTAACTGATGGACCTGTTGACGCGTGGCCTCCGAGGTTTGGTTCGTCGGGGTGGTAGTGGCCCGTTTGGTGACTCCTCGATCCCGCCTAACTCTGCGATGGGTTTCGACGCGACGGGCGGGATGATCACCGAGGCAGGTGCTTTGGCCATCTCGACGGTGATGAACTGTGTGAAGGTGTTGCATAACGACATCACGATCCTACCGTTTGCGGCGTACACGGGGGACCGTAACGGGGTGCGTTGCACTATCCCCGCGCAGCCGTTGATCGTGACTAAACCGTTCGGTCAGGGCGTTGCGGTGGGCGTGGGTATGGGGCAGATCGTGGCGTCTCTTGCGTTGCGAGGGAACTCGTACCTCTACGTGATGACCACAGACGGGCTCGGTTACCCCGAGAGCGTGAAAGTGGTACACCCGGACAGAGTCCATGTCGAGCGTGACTCCCAGAATCGGAAGGTCTTCCGGATCGGGCAGAAGACCTACAGCACTGAGGAAGTCAAACACGTCAGCGGCGTGATGCTTCCGGGCGCGGACGTCGGGATGGACCCGATCACCTACCAGCGGACCACCCTGGGGCTGGCAGGCGACGTGAACCAGTACGGGGCGAACTGGTTCCGCAACGGTGCGACACCCTCCGGGGTGATCTCCGCTCCCGGCTCGGGGGACAAGAAGAAGGCCCGTGAGGTGAAGGAAGCGTGGGAGTCCGACCATTCCGGCGTGGTCAACGCCCACAGGCCCGCGGTGCTGTTCGGTGGTGCGACCTGGACGGCGCTGTCTGTGGCGCCCGACAACGCCCAGTTCTTGCAGACTCGCGCGTTCATGCGTGAGGAGCTGTGTGGGTGGTTCGGTGTCCCGTTGCAACGGATCATGGCGATCATCGACAACGCTTCGCAGGGTGGTGCGAACGGTCTGGACAGCATCGACCAGGGGTATGCCACGCACACCCTGTTGCCGATCAACACTGCGATTGAGTCGGTGTGGAACGAGATGATCCCCGGCGATGACTCGACGTGGTCCATGTTCGACCTGAACGGGTTGTTGCGTGCGACACCGCAAGAGCGGGCGGAGATCGCGAAGACCCACCGGCTGATTGGTGTCCGGAACCGCAACGAGATCCGTGCCGCTGAGGGTTTGGCGCCGATCGATGGTCCGAATGGCTCTGACTACAACATCCCGTTCAACACGAACACTCACCTTCCGGGGATCATCGAGCCCGGCGAAGCCGGAGATCCGGCGCTTGTCCCAGCGAATGGAGCACCCTAATGAAGGTCCGCAACAAGATCCGCGGCGGTGGCCTCGGCCCGCTCGAGCAGCGCGTCCTTGACGGTGACCCGCGGGCGATACGGGCGCTCGTCCGGCAGGCGATGGGTCCGAACACTCTGGACCTGCGGTTCAACGGGCAGACGGAACTGCGTTCGGTGCCCAATGGCACGGGCGGCGAGAAGTTGTTGTTCACGGGTTGCGCGTCGAAGGTTGACTCGCCGTATGTGATCGCCGACTGGCTTGGCGAGTACACCGAGATTGTGCGAGCGGGCGCGTTCACCCAGACGCTGAATGGCAACCCGGATGTGATCTTCACCCTGAACCACGACTGGTCTGGGGCTCCGATGGCCCGGACCAAGTCGGGCACGTTGCGACTGTCTGCATCCCCTGACTTCATGGTCGAAGCTGACCTTGACGGGACTCGGGCGGATGTCCACCAGATGTACTCAGCGATGGAGGCCGGCGACCTCGACGCGATGAGTTTTGCGTTCTGGGTGACCCGTCAGACGTGGAGCCCCGACTACGACCAGCGCGACATTCTTGAGATCGACATGGACGGCGGCGACACGTCTGAGGTGACGTGGCCGGGGAACCCAGCGACGACTGGCACCACGGCGCTGCGGTCGGCTCAGGCCCGCGCGCTGATGCGCACCCGTGTCCCAGCCTTGCTTGCGCAGCGCGCCCGTGAGGAGCAGCGCGCAGGGAAGTCTCTGTCCGCGTCCACGATGGAGACGTTGCAGGAAGTCCTCGACCTGATCGCCGGCGCCGACGAGAACCTTGACGCCTCCCTGCCGTTGCTGTCCGAGCTGATGGGTGTTCCCAACCCTGACGAGGACGACGCGACGGATGACACAACTTCCTCCGACACATCATCGGAGGTCAAGAGCGGCCTGTCCCTGGGCCGTTTGGCGCTGCTGGAAGACCTGGCAGCGCACAAAGCCTGACGAGCACGCCGGCAGCCCACGCCGGACGCGGACACCGCGCACCACCTGGGCCACCACCTGGACGTCTGGCAGCCACGCAACACACTGCACCCGCGTGGGTGCCCTATGCCCTTGGAGGGCTGACATGAACGCACTGAAGAAGTGCCGCGATCGACTCGTGGCCATCACCGCGGAGATCCGCGGGATCAACGACGCGGCCGAGAAGGAGGAGCGCAACGCGCTCACCGAGGCCGAGGAAACCCGGTACGGCACGCTGCGCGAGGAGCGCACTGTGGTCGAGGCCCGGATCACCCAGCTGGAGGACGAGGAGACCCGTGCTGTGGCTGAGGCCAAGGCACGTGGCGAAGTCGGTGACGTCGGCCCTGCCGTCGTGCTGTCTGAGCCGCACGTCTACGGGCCCGGCACCCGGTCCTCGTACTTCCTGGACCTGGCCCGCGCTCAGATCAACTACGGCGACGGCGACGGTGGCCCGGACGCGGCCCGTGCCCGGCTGGCTCGCCACGGCAAGGAGATGGAGGTGGAGCTTCCCGCCCGGGATGCCCGCCGCGACGCCAACGCCCGTGAGGGCACAAACCGTGAGCTGAAGTCCGCGGGGTACAACCGTAACGCGCGCAAGAACGTGTTCGAGAAGCGCGTCAACCCCAACCGCACTGACGGTCAGGGTGGCAACTTTGTGCCCCCGCTGTGGATCATCGACGAGTACATCGACCTGCCCCGGTTCGGGCGGACCACAGCGAACCTGTGCAAGAACATGGACCTCCCATCCGGGACGGACTCCATCAACCTGCCCAAGGTTGCCACCGGGACCACGGCCGCGGTGCAGACTGCGGACGCTGGCGCGGTGTCGTCCACGGACCTGACGGACACCTTCGTCAACGCCCCGGTGCGCACCATCGCCGGTCAGCAGGACGTCGCGATCCAGCTCCTGGACCAGTCCCCCGTGGCGTTCGACGAGGTGGTGTTCGCGGACCTGATCGCGGACTACAACCTGAAGCTCGACGTGCAGGTCGTGTCCGGTTCGGGCGCGGCAGGGCAGGTCACGGGCATCCTGAACGTGGCCGGGATCAACGCGATCACCTACACGGACGCGACGCCGACACTGGCCGAGTTCTGGGTGCCGCTGCTCCAGTCCGCGTCCAAGGTTGCCACAGGCCGGAAGCTCCCCGCGACCGGCGTGGTCCTGACTCCGTCCCAGTGGTACTGGGCCCTGTCCCAGCTCGACACCACAGGCCGTCCGCTGCTCATCTCCAACGCCGCCGCATTCAACCCCATGGGTGACGGTGGCCTCTTGGAGGCTGATGGGCCGGCGGGCGTGTTCACCTACGGTATGCCTGCGTTCCTGGACGGCAACATCCCGTCCAACCTGGGTGCTGGCGTGAACGAGTCCCGGGTCATCACGGCCCGCTGGTCCGACCTGTACCTGTGGGAAGG